TGTCGCATGTGTTCATTGGATTACCATTTACAATAATTTTGACTTCATGATATTGAAGAGCAATTAATGGTAAAGCTAATCCAGGATTTTCACAAAACCAGAATCGTAATGGTATAAAACAGTTACCAGCCACCGCATGGACGCCGTAGCGGTTATTACCCAGCTGGGACATTATTTGAAAATTAGGACCGGATGCGCTGCCGGCCTTTCCACAGTATCCAGTAGGATTGGGTTCAGTTAATTCAGCCCAAGTTTCCATCCAGTGACCATATTGTCTATCAATAGTTTGACCACCAATTTCACATTCAACTGTATTAATCCATTGCGCAGCATCATTCCCTCCCGTGCCCGCATCTAATGAACCATCTACTTCAATATATAATCTGTTAACTAAATCACCATTGCGAGCAATAGTCGCTGTGCAACGGCCAGCCCCATCAGAAAAAACCCCAGCCCAGGTTTGCTGAATAGATTCCATAGAAAAGTTAGTGTGTCTGCGGTAGACTACTTTAAAGAAAGTAATTTGTGGATTGCCAGTAAGATAGATGTCTTGTGCGCCATAAGCTACTAATTGCATTAATCCTCCTCCCATAGTTTTTTATACTATAGCTTAGAAAAAAATTTTGCGTAAATTATAAAATAAAAATTAAGTAAATAACTTTAATAAATCATTTAGTTAGAATAAGCTAAACCACCCATACCACTCATAATACGAAGGACATTGTAATTAACAGCGTAGATGTTATTAGGAAGAGCTGTGGGATCTCCTAATGATAGACCAGTCGTTACTAATTGAGCATTATCAATTCTAGAGAAGTTACATGTTCCAGATGGTTGGTGTTCTTCTGGTTTAAGAGCGAATGAGTATACAGCGATAGCTTGACCATTTACATTAGGTTTTCCAACTGAGAGGTTTTGCGTTGTTGTGTCGATACCGGCTTCTGGCGCCATCGAAGCACTTAAACTACCAAAACCAGTGTGATATTGCCATACTTGAGACATAGTAAAATAATTTCTATCTCTTGCGGCAAATCTATCATGACCATTAAGTTTTAATTGAAATTTATTGTCCGCTAGTGGTTCAAAAGATCCAGCTGACGCGAAATACTTTAAGGCTTCTAAACCAACGCCGGCCGGGAGAGAACTCGAAGAATCGACTTGAACTGGAACAGGTTCTGTGCGAGTCGGACCATACCATTTACCAGTCCATACAAGTTCTTTAACTGGATGATTAAAGGTTAAAGTACAAGTTTTGTTATCAGTAGAAAAATTTTGATATTGAATTTGTGTAATTAAATATTCATGGCTTACCTGAGCGAATCTGCGTCTTTCATCAGTATCAAGGTAAATATAATCTGCCCAAAGAACAGCTGTATCCAAACCCGTTGTTTGGTCTGCAGCATCTTCGGGTAAATTATTTCCTGTTAAAATAATTTTGACTTCATGATATTGAAGTGCGATTAATGGAAGTGCTAATCCAGGATTCTCACAAAACCAGAATCTTAATGGAACAAATAAAGAACCACTTGTGGCTGTATCAAAGCCCCCACCCATACCAGACATTAATTGAAAAGTTGTACCTGAATTGTCGTTCGGCGGGGTGGATTGGGTGGGATTACCATCGACTTTGTACTTACCGGTAGCACAATATCCAGAAGGATTATATTCAGTTAATTCAGCCCAAGCTTCCATCCAGTGACCATATTGTCTATCAATAGTTTGACCACCAATCTCACATTCAACTGTATCAATCCATTGAGCAGTGGGATTGCGTCCGATTTTATGACCTAAATGCCGTTGACTGCCAGCTGTACCATAAGGAACTTCAACATATAATCTGCTAACTAAATCACCATTTCTAGCAATAGTTGCAGTGCAACGACCTTGTCCTCTTGTTCCAAATGTTCCAGCCCAGGTTTGTTGAATAGATTCCATAGAAAAATTAGTGTGTCTGCGATAGACTACTTTAAAGAAAGTAATCTGTGGATTACCAGTAAGATAGATGTCTTGTGCTCCGTAAGCTACTAATTGCATTAATCCTCCTCCCATAGTTTTTATACTATAGATTAGAAAAAAATTTTGTATAAATTATAAAATAAATAAGTATATATAATAATATTTAATTATAAATTACATTACATATACATGTACATTGGTGCTGAATTATTTTGTTTTACTTTTAAGAAATTATCTATATCATCTCTATCTACATTATAAGGTAATTTAAAATCTTTAATCTTAAAATTCAATTCAACATCAGCATTATTTCCAGTTAAATAATATATATTAATTTTACTTATAATTCCTTCTATACATCTTTTTAGATTTCGAACACCTTCTTCTTTATTTGTATATTTTTCAATAATATATTCAAGTATATTATCATCAATAATTATATCTTCTGATTTAAACAGATATGTATCATAAAGTTCAGGAAATATATATTCTCTACAAATTTTAATTTTTTCTTTTGTATTAAAACCTTTTGTATTAATTACATACATTCTGTCTTTTAAAATTCTATTAACCTTTGATTCATCATTGAATGAGAATATAAATAAGACTTTTGATAAATCAATATTAATTCCTGGATAGTAATTATCTTGAAACAATGAGTTTTGAGATGGATCTGTTAAATGAGTCAACATATGAATAATTTCTTCTCCTTTATACGTTTCACTTACTTTATCAAGTTCATCAAAATATATAACTGGATTCATACATTTACTTTCAATTAAAATATCCATTATTCTACCCCAATGAGAACCTTCATATGTATAAGAATGTCCTTCAAATAATGAAGAATCAGATTGGCCACCCAGAGCAATGAATGAAAATGGACGACCAATTGCTTTTGCAATACCTTCTTTAACTAGTGTAGTTTTACCATTTCCCATGGGTCCTTGAAGAGCAAGAACATTACCTTGTGATATAGGATTCTTAATCCATTTACCAATTACCTGTAATATATGAGTTTTAGCATCATTATGACCATAAATAGATTTATCTAAAACACCTTTTGCGTTTAAAATATAATCTCTTTTTTCATCTATATTATTTTCATTATTAACTGGTAATGATACGTATTTATTAAATGGTATAGAAATCAATCCATTTATCCATTTATCCATTTTTGTATATTCACCGGTAGAAGAATCCATATCATTTAGTTTTTCAATATTTCTCATGGCAATTGCTTTTGTATTAATATCCATATCAGAATTTAAAATTTTAAATTTAAGGGGTATGTGTAATCCATTAATTTCACTGAGTTTTTTTATTTCTTTTAGATATAATTCTTTTTTATCTTTTTCAAGTTTATGGAAATAATTAATATTTTCATCCTCATCAAAATCTATTTTATCTTCTACTTCCATATATTGTTCATCTAATTCATCATAATCATATTCTTCTTCATCGTCTTCATCGTCTTCTTCTTCATTATTTCCACTATTAATAGATTCATCGTCTTCATTAGATTCGTCTATAACTTCTTCTTCTCCTCCCAAATGTAAATTATTTTCATTGTGAGGTTTATGCATATCAGGAATATATAATGTTATATTTTTAGAAGAATTATTAATTAAATTAGATAACATTAGAGATAACATATCTGATTTATTAATTTTACTTTTTTTGTGTTTTTTAAAATTAATTGTTTTCTTTGGTTTATCATAACTATAATCAATAAGCCCTTTAATATTTCCTTGTTCATCAATATCGTCTTCATTATCATCTATGGGTGGATTATTATCATTATTATTATTATTATCATTATTATTATTATTAATATTATTATCAACAAGTATTTTCTTTGACCGAGTTACCATTTGATGCTTACTCATGATTAATATATATTATATATTTTAATTTTAAATACATAATCAAATTTGAATTATTAAAATAATAAATTTGATTTAAAAAAAAGAATATTATATATTATAGTTATATATGGATCAATTTGAACCTGAAATTAAAAACATTGATTATGTTCAATTCAGTGTCATGAGTCCAGAAGAAATAAGAAATAGATCAGTTGTAGAAGTTACAAAATATGAAACATATGATAAAGATGAACCAGTTGTTAAAGGATTATTTGATATTAGAATGGGTTCCACAGAGATGGGTAAAATATGTGGAACATGTCAGCAAAAGAATATAAATTGTCCAGGTCATTTTGGACATTTAGAACTGGCCAAACCCGTATATCATTATCATTTTATTAATATGCTTCCTAAAATTTTAAATTGTGTATGTTTTCATTGTTCAAAACTACTAATTGATAAAGAAAATAATTTAGTTAAAAATATACTTAAAAAACCACCAAAAGTTAGATTTAATGAAATTTATGAATTATGTCAAAAAGTAAAGAGATGTGGTGAACATAATCTAGATGGTTGTGGATATAAACAACCTGATAAATATAAAGTATCTAATGTTGAAGGTATTCAAGCAAAATGGACTAAATTAGAAATAGATGACACTAACTCATCTGATATTAAAACACAATTATTAAAAGTAGAACAAGTTAAAAATATATTTGAAAAAATTACAGATGAAGATTGTAGATGTATAGGATTTTCTGAGTTATGGTGTCGTCCTGAATGGTTAATATGTTCTGTATTACCAATCCCACCACCAGCTGTTAGACCATCTGTAAAACAAGATAATAATCAACTTATGATGGATGATTTAACTCATAAATTATGTGATATTGTTAAACACAATAAAATTATTAAAGATAAATTAACCAATGATCCAAATGCTGATGTAGATAATTGGTTACAAGTCCTTCAATATCATGTAGCCACATTAATTGATAATGAATTACCTGGTGGCATTTTACAAGCTGCTCACCGATCAGGTAGACCTTTAAAAGCTATCCGCCAAAGACTAAAAGGAAAAGAAGGACGTATTAGAAATAATCTTATGGGAAAACGTGTAGATTATTCTGCCAGAAGTGTAATTACTCCTGATCCAAATATTGACTTAGATGAATTAGGTGTCCCAGAAAAAATTGCTTTAAATTTAACTTATCCTGAAAAGGTTAGTAATATTAATATTAATATTCTTAATAGATTATTAGAAAAAGGATATAATATTCATCCTGGAATTAAAAGTATTATTAAAAATGGAAATACTATAACATTAACAGATATTAATGTTACAAATATTAAATTAGAATTAGGTGATATTGTTAATAGAAATTTAATGGATGGTGATTATGTCTTATTTAATAGACAACCATCACTTCATAAAATGAGTATGATGGCTCATAGAGTTAAAGTCATGAAAGGAAATACTTTTAGATTAAATGTTAGTGTAACTCCGCCATATAATGCAGATTTTGATGGTGATGAAATGAATATGCATGTACCACAATCTATTAATGCCGTATGTGAACTTAAAAATTTAGTATCTGTTAAATATCAAATTATTTCTCCACGTGAAAATAAACCCATTATTACAATTGTTCAAGATACTTTACTTGGAATGAATAAATTAACTAAATCTGAAAAAATCACGTATGTTAATAAATCAGAAGGTGATATGTATTTTAATGAAAATACTAATATGTATCCTGTATCTGAATCAATTGAACAAAAAACTATTGTAGATGAATCTACATATTTTAATAAAACTCAATTAATGAATATAATTTGTAATCTTTCAACATTTAATGGTAATTTACCAGATCCTACTAGACAATTATTGTTTGAAGGAGAATTGATTGATTATTGGTCTGGTAAATCAATCGTTTCATATATATTGCCGAACAATTTAAATTTAGAAATGGAAAACTCTTCTTATGATAATAATACAAGTGATAAATTTAATAATAAACTTAATAAAGTTAAAATTGTAAATGGTAAATTAATTCAAGGTAGTCTTGATAAAAATGTATTTACTAAAACATCCAAAGGATTAATTCATACTATTTATAATGATTATGGTCATGATAGAGCATCTGACTT